GGTTGGTTCACGACTGGCTCGAAGTTACTCCATACACAAGGGACACACACTGCTCACGCCTAAAGGTCGTGCCTGAGCAACGCTTCGATTGTTTGTCCACCGATCTTTGTCACAGGGGGTGGCGACTTGGTCCTGTGCTTGCCTCTCTTGTCAATGAAAGTGTAGCCGTCAAGCCACGCTTTACACCCATCGGCTGCACGTCCGTATTCGTATACTAGATCCTCGATCCCGATCCCGTATACTCCCTGAAGAAAATCCGAGAAAGAATTTTCATCGATGCAATCGGCGCTCTCCACTTTCGCCACGATCTGCTCCACTGTTCCCATTTCGGCTAACTTTGTCATTCTTTCGTCGAAATAGGGTTTGTCGCTCATCTCCTGAGCGGAACTCACAAGCAGTTTGCTCAGTATGGGCACGAACCGATGTTCGTACGCGGCAGAATAATACTTCCCTGCCATGTACTCACGGTCGCCAACACTCGAATTGAGGTTGGCCCTCACGTTCAGCTTTGCCAGAACGCGCCCAAACTGGGGAACAGGACGAGTTTTCCTGATGTCGGTAACATAGCGCTTCCTGTAAAAAGTGCCATGTGCACGAGTAAGGGGCTCAGCCACCTTCGCCTTCATTCCAAACGAGGAAATAGTGCTAGGGATGTGCTCTTTCATAGTAGCCAGATCCCCCTTCTCGTAATACCCCAAAAAATCGTCCCCACCATGCACCTGTACGCTTTTCTTGACCCCGGCATTCCACGCCGCTGCCAGGATCCCTGCTATTCCCACGTATGAATTGCCGGGCGTTGTGGTGGTTTCCCCACTCCAACGCCCTCCATCAACAGTGGCCTCGATCCCGTATCGAGTCCACACCCTGACAGACGTGTTTTTCGCGAATTCCCTAACGTACCACATGGGAGCTCCCATCTTCGCATAGAACATCGCCTCCGGTCGGCGAAGTTCTGCACCCTGACTCCCATCGTTGTTCTCCATGTCACTCTCAAGTGCCTCACCGGCCGTCGAATGGATGATATCGCCGAGTTCTTCACCAGAAACTCCACAAGCAAATATCACAACGTTCCCGGTGTTCTTAGGATTGCGCCTGCTGAACACCTCTTTCATTCGACGTTGCAGCTCAACTGCAACGCACCCCGTCAGGAGATTGTACATATCTGTACCCTGATAAACAACCCGGGGTTGGGCTCCGTGATCCTTGAGAAGGACTTCTTGCTTCGCGAACACATGCTTCGTGTTCCCATCAAACTTGTATTCTCCGCTCTCAAATGCGCGGAGGAGCTTCTCTGCCTTGGCTGGTGAACAAGTAGCGATATACTTGTCAATCAGCTCTTTGTCGACCCTTATCGTGTCCAAAGGGTCGAACTTTTCCATGAGAAGCTTGTGGCCCAGGTTAAACTGGGTTATGTCCGGCACAGCCGGAGCATAATCGCAACGCTTCTTCATTGCATGTGCAGTGGCCCCCGCAGTATTGCTGGGCACGGTGATGGGAACGCCTTCCAATATTGGTCCTCTAACAACGCCCACGCTAGAAACGTGGTCGTCCTTGACCCGACAAACATTGGCAGTCGCTCTTATATTCGCGAAGGCAACTTCGGAATCGTACTGGGTGTGCCCGTCCTGTTCGACGCCATCGGGCTTAACACTCGCACGCTTCTTAAAGGTGACAGCAGCCTGCCCCTTGTCCTTCTTCACTACGATGGGGGTATGATCCCCAAATTTCATTTTGGTTGATTGATTTGATAAGTTGTTTCTT